TATAATGCAAAAGTACAATTGATTCAACAAATGCAGCAAACTAAAATGTTTTCTAAAGAGTGGATGTATGAGGCGATAGTTGGCATGGCAAAAGATGAACAAGACCAACAAACTTTAGCAATACTGGAAGATACCAAACAGGCATTCCGTTTAACATCAATTGAAACACAAGGTGTTGACCCGGCAAAAGAAACTGGTACTGAAGAACCTACTAATGTGGAAGAAGAATTAAACAGATTAAAAGCAGAATTAGAAGAAGATGGCGTTGGTAGACCTAAAGATCCGGTTAGATATGGAAAAGATGACCACCCAGAAGGTAGAGACCCATTGGGAATTAAAACCCTTAAAGCAAAAGAAGGTTCGGTTAAATACAAAGCAAGAAAAATTCCCTATTTAGAAATATTTAAAGATATGGATGGAAATAAAAAGACAATTTTGACAGAGGATTTAACAAAAAAGCAATAAACCAACAGAAAAGTATATTTATATCTGATTAATTGTATAAATTGATGAAAAAAATAAAACACTCAAAGTTTAAAAACACAGGATTCATTTTTGAATTACTTGTAAGACAAGTTACATCCGAAATATTATCATCTAATAAATCTGTAGCAGAAACTATATTAAAAGAATTTTTTAATTCTAAAAAAGAATTATCAAAAGAATTAAAGTTATACCAATATCTTATAAATGAAAAGTATAATTCGGAATCTAAAGCCGAACAATTTATCAATACGATATTGGAAGCTAGGAAAAGATTAGACGAGAAAAAACTTATAAAAGAAAAATACAATCTTATTAAAGAGATTAAAGAAACTTATAATTTAGATGAGTTTATTAAATCTTCAATTTCTAATTACAAAACATTAGCATCTATTTATAAATTATTTGAAACGGTAACTACCGATGAACAATATGACCCAACGGATGTGGTTAGTTCTCGTTTTACAATTGCAGAAAATATAATCAATTCTTCTATTCAAAACAAAGATTCTAAAATCAAAGATGCTGTTTTGGAAGAATATAAAAAACAAGATGAAGATTTGAGAGCAGTATCTTATAAATTATTAGTAGAATCGTTCAACTCAAAATACAAAAATCTTACTAACGAACAAAAATCGTTATTAAGAGAATACATAAACAACATAAACAACACAGGTAAATTGAACGAATATGTTTTTAATGAAGTTTTTAAATTAACAAACGAATTAAAAGAAGTTGGTTCAAAAGTATCAGATAAAGTTACTAAAATTAAATTAGCTGAAACGATTGCAAATATTAAAAAAATTAAATCAGTTAAAAAAATTAAGGAACAACACTTATCAGCAATGATGATGACCTACGAATTATTAAGCGAATTAAGAAAAAATATAAAGTAAAATGACAAATTATAGAATAGCCAACGTATTACAAGTTTCAGGAAGTGCATCGGCACCTGGAAATGCATGGGGAGTAATGAGAATGACCGCAACCTGTTCAGGTTCAGTAGTATTGGATGGTGGTTCCACACTTAAATTGGAATATATTGCACAGGGACAACCTTTACCATGTTATCCAAAATCTGTAACGGTGACTTCTGGCTTAGCTTATATTTTATCATAATATGAATAAAGATATACAAATAAGTGAACTAAAAGAAAAAATCCGTAAGATGGTTAGGGAAATGAATACTACTGCGAATGTGCAGGGGTACAATACACCTAAAGCATTTGGAAAAGCCGATAATGAAAAAAAGAAAGGAAAGAGATTAGCAGATTTGACAGGATATAGTGTTGTTAGTGAAAATCGTTGGTTAGAATTAAAAAGAGATGAATCAACCGCACAGGCAAAAATTGGAAGGGGTATATCCAATATCAACAAACAATTGAAAGAAATGGAAAGATTTCTCAATTGGTATGGTAAAATTAAGAATGAAAGTGGTGTAGATAATAAATCTTACTGGAAAAGAACCAATCACCATATTTATGCTATAAAGGAAAGATTATTAAAATTGGACCAAAAAATAAGACAAATATCAGAATAAAATGAACATAAATCAATTAAAAGAACTTATCAAACAAGTCGTTAAAGAAGAAAACGATTATCAACAATTGTTTAAAACGATGTTAGATAAAAGCGGAAAAGATATTAATTCTATGTCCGATGATGAAAAGAAAAAATTCTTCAATGCAGTTGATAAAGCTTATAAAGCAAAGCAGGAAGGAAAGTTAACTGGGTATAACGAATTGACCGATAAGCAAAAACAAATTGATGTAGATAAGGATGGTGAGATTGAAGGATCGGATTTAGCACAATTAAGAGCTAAAAACGAACAAAAAAAAAAGTAAATGAGAATCTTGCTATTGGACTGCTATCCGTTTTGGGTAGTATTATCATAGGTAAGGTTGTTTTTTATTATTTATATGAGTTGGTTAAAGGTGGATTAAATTATTTTTCCGGAAAACCAAACTATAAAGAACCGGTTAAGAAAATTTTAGATTCATTATCAAATAACAAAAAATTTGTAGATGATATGTCTAAAATGATTAACCCACAACGGGGAATGGATAATACTACCATTGATAAAATTGTGAAAATGCCATTGGTACAATCACAAATATCAAAACAGGTTGGAGTTAAAAATTCTAATATAGATAAAACGGAAATAGAAAATCAACTCAAAACTATTATTTCTAAATCTTGGAATGATTTGAGTAGTAAAGCGATAGATAAAGTAAAAAATGATTTAAAAAAATGAGTAAGAATCTTCTGATAGAAACACATCTTTTTGAGGCAAAACTCGTTAAAGAAGAAAACGGAACTTATTTAGTTCAGGGAATTCTTCAAAGAGCCGGTGCCCCAAATCAAAATAATAGAAGATATCCAAAGGAAATCTTAATGAGAGAGTGCCAAAAATACGGACAACTTATTAAAGAACGTAGAGCATTGGGTGAATTAGACCATCCAGATTCTCCTGTTATTAATCTTAAGAATGTATCACATAATGTTAGAGAGATATGGTGGGAGGGTGATGATGTGATGGGTAAAGTTGAAATCCTATCAACACCATCCGGAAATATATTAAAAGAATTATTAAAAAATAATATTCGTTTAGGAATTTCATCACGAGGATTGGGGTCTGTAAAAGAATTGAATGATGGTACTGTAATGGTTCAGGAAGATTTTGAATTAGTTGGATGGGATTTTGTTTCAAATCCATCTACACATGGAGCATTTATGGCACCACTACAAGAATCAAAGCAATGGAAGCAAATTGCAGAAGAATGTGGTAAATGGTGTAAGTCACAAGATTTGATGAGAGAAATATTAACAGAATTAAACTAAATAGAATGGCAAAACTTATAAATCTAATACCAATCACCTTTAATATGAAGGAAGCAAAGGATGTTGATGTTTCTTCTTTGGTTAAAAAAATTGAGAAACATACCGATAGAAATGCACATACTGAATCGGTATTAGAGTTGGCAAAATTTTTGAAAGAGAAAAAAATGGAAAATATCCTAAATTCAATTATGGATATTCATATGGAAATGGGAAGTATGCCAGCAGAACTATCCAAATTAAGAGGACAAATTTTAGATGAATTACTTAAGTTTGTTAAAACTAAATACGGATATGATATTTATACACAAATAAACTCCGCATTCTAATGGAAAAATTAAAAAACTTATTGCCTAAAAATAAAATAAATGAAGCAATTTCATCTTCTAAAAGTGTAAAAGATTTTAAATTTTCAAAAGATGAACTTGAATTCTTGCAAGCATTAATAAATGGTGTAGGAAGCGGACAACATCCATATGCAGATAGTAGAACCATTTCTTCCTTTAATATGAAATATGTTGATGGATTGATGAAAAAAGTTAAAAACAAAGTTCCATCTAAATTTAAATCACAATATAGTAGTGTTTTATCAAAATTAGGACAAATGGGTGAGGGATTGGATGATATGGATGTTGCAATTCCATCAAAAGTTGAAAGATTTTTAGATAGAGCATTGAGTGTAGTAAAATCTTATAACTTACCAAGAAAAAAAGAACAACTTGTTATTGCAAAATTAGTTGATGCATTGGGAATGAATCCAGCGGAACTACAGCAGGCAGTACAGAAGCTGAAAAGATATAAAATTGTAAAGAGATAACTATGATAAAGTTAAAAAATATTTTAAGAGAAACCGAAGAGTTTCAACAACTACCATCTGAATTAAAAAGACATTTTTTAGAAATCATATCAACCTATGGTCAGCATAGAGAGAGTATGAAAAGAAAATCGGATATCAGACAGATTGCTGAAACACTTGGTGCAATAGCAGATGCGGCACAAGAATATACATTGAGAGAGGGCGGGGATTGGTTTGATAGAGTAACTATTAAGAGAAATATGAATGAACTTAAAAAGTTACAAGGTGCTTTCGAAAAGGAATCAGTAGAAGCAAAATCACAGGAACAAAGATTAGAAGCTCTTTATGAAGATATGGGGCATGTGTTAGGTAGATATTTTGAAATTGCAGAAATCAGCGAACAACAAATGCACCAAAGATTGGGATTGCAAGAAAAAGCACCTGAAGGATGGGAAAAGACTGTAAAGGGAATGAAAGATGAACCTGGTATAGATAACCCATATGCATTGGCACATTGGATGAAAGGACAAGGATATAAATCTCATAAAAAATAAGAATGGAACAATTAGCATCACTATTATTGCATAGTAGAACACAGGCGCATGTATTTCATGTTGGTGTTTCCGGAGTAGGAGCAGACTCGGCCCATAGAGCATTACAACATTACTATGATACTATTGTTGATTTAGTTGATGGTCTGATTGAAGTATATCAAGGAAAAGAAGGATTGATTAAATTACAACCAATAAATGGTTTAGATTCAAATTGTGAAATTGAAAACATAATTGCTTATTTTGATAAACTTTGTAAAATAATTGCAAAGTTAAGACAAGATAAAAAACTACAAGATAGTTGGATTCAGAATGATATAGATACGGTAGTTTCGTTACTTTATTCCACAAAGTACAAACTAACCTATCTAAAATAATGGAAGAAGTAAAAGAAAACTTTATATCTAAAAACTGGCAAATCATTGTAGGAATACTGACAGTAGCATTCGCAGCAGGTGGTATTTTTAGTGAGTTTAGATTGATGCATAAAGAAATAGATGAAATAAAAAAAGAAACCGATTCCAAGGTTCAGCAAATTATTGAAGAAAGAGAAAGAAAGGCAGGTTGGTTACAGGAGCAAGAAGAAAGAATTGATGAATTAGAAGAATGGAAATCTTTTGAAGATGGAAAAGCAAGCAAATAATTTTACCGATACATTCTTTAGTAAGTTAAAAGAACAATCATTTACAATTATCATATTGGTTGGTATAATGTTTTACCAAAACCACATATTCTCCACACAAATGGAAGAGTATAAAAGTATTATAAACCAAAAAGAGCAATTGGTTTTGAAACTAACCGATGATGAGAGAAACCGATTGATAGAAAGAGAAAAGTACCTAATACAGCAAAGAGATACGTTTATAGAAGATTTAATTGGAAAAAATAATTAATTTCTTTAGTTTTCTAAAAAAATTTTATATATATTATCAAATATCCCATTCTGTATGGGATTTATACTTTCAGACATAGTTGATTAATGAATACCCTTCTCTTATAAGGTGTGACCGAACAATCAACATAATTACATTGGAGTTTCCTACGAAATAACTTCACAACAAAATTAAGGAGAAAACAAAATGGCAAATTCAAAATTGTTAAAAGAAGCAATTGCCGACGCTAAAGCCGTAAAAGAAACCGCATTAGCTAACGCAAAACTCGCTCTTGAAGAAGCATTCACTCCAAGACTTCAATCTATCTTATCTCAAAAGATGAGAGCAGAAGCCGAAGCACAGGATGATGAAGCTGAAAAAGTAGACGAGGAATTAAGTTCAGATGGTATCGGGTCTAAAGTAGACGCTGGATACGCTGAAACTCCTGGTGCACAACCATCTTACGATGCAATTACTGATTTATCAGTAGGTGTAAAGAAAGATAGTGGTAAACCAGAACAAGCTGGTACTGACTATAAGAAGGTAGCAGACATTTCTGAAGAAGAAAATCCTTTCGACCAAATGGGTGATGAAGATCAAATGGCTAAAGACCAAGAGATTGCTGAATTGAGAGCTAGATTAGCAGAATTAGAAGCAGGAAATCCAATGGGTGGAGAAGATGAAGAGGGTTCAGAAGATGAATTCAATTTCGATTCAGAAGAAGGTGATGGTGAAGATTACATGCCATCCGGTGACGAAACAGAAGAAACCGAAGAAGAAGATGGTATGGATTTGGAATCTATTATCAGAGAGTTAGAAGCACAATTAGGTGACGAAGAAGGTTCAGAAGAAGAAATGCCTGCAGATGATTCAGCAATGGCTGAAAATTTAGCAGATGGTTCTGAAGCTGGTACTGACAAAGGTGAAGATCCTAAAGTGGTTGTAACTAACGAAGAAGAAATGAAAGATGACGAAGAGAAAAACGAAGTTATCGATCTTGAAGAAATTCTTCGTGAAATGGAAGCAGATATGAAAGGTGATGATGAAGAAAAGAAAGATGAAGCTGTTAAAGCTGAATTGAACGAAGCTTACGCAACTATCAAATCTCTCCAAAAGACAATTAACGAAGTCAACTTATTAAACGCTAAGTTGTTGTTCGCAAACAAATTATTCAGAGCTCATAACATGACCAACGAACAGAAGGTTAAAGTTATCGAAACTTTGGATAGAACAAAATCAGTTAGAGAAGTTAAATTGGTGTACTCTACATTAGCAGAGAACTTCAAATACGCTACAACTAACAAATCTACTAAAAAATCAATCTCTGAAGGAATCGCTTCTAAAGCAGTTAAGTCAACTGCACCAAAAGCAGCTAAGCAAGTAATTGCAGAATCTACAGATTTCGCAAACAGATTTAAAAAGTTAGCAGGTATTATAAAATAATTAAAAATTAATTAAAATGGATTTAAAATCAATTATGCAAGGAAAAAACCCACAATCATTAATGCTTGAGCAAACCAGAGGTTTGAAAAGCAAGTGGGAAAAAACAGGATTACTCGAAGGAGTTGGTTCTGAAACAACAAAGCATGGTATGGCAGTAATGCTTGAAAACCAGGCAAAACAATTATTGGATGAGGCTACAAGAACAGGTACCAACGCAGGTTCTGAAGAATGGGCTGGCGTGGCTCTTCCATTGGTAAGAAGAATCTTTGGTTCAATCGCAGCGAAAGAATTCGTTAGCGTTCAACCAATGAACTTACCTTCAGGTCTTATTTTCTATATGGACTTCAAATATGGTACTGATACCGATGCAGGTAGACCAGCATCTGGTTCTTCTATGTTTGGTAATGGTGGTACTTTTGGTAAAGACTCTTTAGCACCAGCAGGTAACAAATTAGGTTCAACTCAAGCAGCTGAAGGTGGTTTATACGGAGCTGGTAGATTTGGATACACAATCAACGATACGCTTGTAGCAATCGCCGCAACTCCAGGTACTGCATCTATCGCTGATATCGCTTTTGATTTATCAAACGCAACTTTATCCGCTTCATTAGCAGCTGATAAGGTAAGAAAATTAACCGTAGCCTTACCAGCTGAAGCTGATTTCAATGGTGTAAGAGCTTTTGATTTGGTACAATCCGGATCTGGATTTACTCTTTACCCAGAATTCACCGTGAAGAATGGTTCTAACGTAACATTCATCGCTAGCTATACATCAGCTAACCCATTGGATGCAGCTACTGTAGGTTCTACTTTAGCATATCACAAACAACCAACTGATATCACAAGAGGTGATTTCGAAGATAGAGGTTCTGACCTTCCAATCCCAGAAATTGAATTGGAATTGAAATCTGAACCAATCGTTGCTAAAACTCGTAAGTTAAAAGCAATCTGGACTCCAGAATTGGCACAAGACTTGAATGCATACCATTCAGTAGATGCTGAAGCTGAATTAACTCAAATGCTTTCTGAATATATCTCTCTTGAGATTGATTTGGAAATCCTTGAGATGTTGCAGCAAAACGCATTCACAACTGATTACTGGTCTGCAAGAGTTGGATATGATTATAATTCAGCAGCAGGTGCGTTCCAAGTTGATTCTAACGCAGCAGCAGCTTCTGCTTACACAAAGAGCACTTGGTATCAAACTTTGGGTATTAAATTACAGAAAGTTTCTAACAAGATTCACCAATTGACTATGAGAGGTGGTGCAAACTTCGTTGTTTGTTCTCCAAACGTAGCTACAATTCTTGAATCTATGAACGGATTCTCTGCAAACCCAGGTAAAGATGCATTGCAGTTTGCAGCAGGTGTAACCAACATTGGACAAATCTCTAACAGATATGATGTTTACAAAAACCCATATATGACTGAGAATGTAATCTTATTAGGTTTCAAAGGTTCTAACTTCTTCGAAACAGGTGCTGTATACGCTCCATATGTTCCGTTGATTATGACTCCATTAGTTTATGACCCAACCAACTTCACTCCAAGAAGAGGTGTTATGACTAGATACGCTAAGAAAATCGTAAGACCAGAATTTTACGGTAAGATTATCGTTGATGGTTTGAATACTCTCTAATTTGAGTATGATTGGTAAGTAATAAACTTACGATAAGTAAAGGGGAAGTAGAAATACTTCCCTTTTTGTTTTTTATTAATATTTATCTTTATAACACACACAAATGGGATTTTATAGAAAGCCACTAGAAGAAACAGTACCTGAATACGTTCAAATACAATATAAAGCACCGGATTTATACCATACATCGGCAGGTGAAAGTGTTAGTTCTTCTGTGATGGTTAGAAATGGAAATGGACAACTAACTTATATTCCAATTGAACAATTTGCTCTAACAAGTTCAAATACATTTAATGGTAATCAAATAATATCCGGCAATTTGGATGTTACAGGTACGATAACCGGTACAATTGTTGCAAACTATTTTACCACCGGATCAATTTATATGACGGGTGGTATAGAAACCGTTGACCATATTGATTTTTCACTTACGGCAAATCCTACACATGATGAGGGTAGAATACATTGGTATGATGATGCCAAAACTTTAGGAATAGATACTGGCCAAGATAACTTTATGATTGAAGTTGGTGCAATGACCGTTATTAGGGGTAAAAATACAAATACTTTTACTTTAACAAAAGGAATGGTTGTTTATATAAATGGTGAGGCCGGACAAAGACCGACATTCACAACATCAAGTATGATATCAGAGACCTTATCCGCTAGAACGATGGGCGTAGTAGCTAGTAATATAACTGCAAATAATAGTGGTTTTGTAATAATGAATGGGGTGTTGAGGGGTATAGATACATCAATGTACACAGCAAACACAGAGTTATATCTTTCTTCATCCGGCAAATTTTCAAACCAAATACCTGTTGCACCAAACCACAATGTCAGAATAGCCAAAGTTTTATCATCCGCGGTAAATGGTTCTATATATGTTTATGTAATGAATGGATTTGAATTAAACGAATTACACGACGTACTAATATACACAGGATCACTTAAAGATGCGGCAACTAACAACGGTGGAAGTTTATTATACAGGTCATCATCTGTGTGGACTAATAATCCTAATGTAAGATTGGCAGAGTCTACGATGATATTGGCAAGTGTATCTTCATCTTATAATTTTGCAAACGATACAGCAGCACAGGCGGGTGGAATACCAACAGGCGGACTATATCATACAAATGGAACTATTAAAATTAGATTGGTCTAATTAAAATTTTTACCCCTATTTTTTATTCTTATATTTATAGTAGTATAACTCTATAAATTTATAAATAATGTCTGTAAACACATATTGGTCTGGCTCAACCTATAACTCATTCTTATTAGCATCATCATCTGCGGAAGCAACTCCATTTGGAATTTATGATAATGATTCTGATTTTAAAACAGATGCGCCAAAGACGGCCGTCTGGGTTGCAAAAAGACTTGGATATCCAATTGTTAATGTGGAATTAGATAATCCGCAAATTTGGGCATGCTTTGAAGAAGGTGTATCCGAATATTCTGCACAAGTTAATCAATTTAATCTCCGTAATAACCTTGATATTTTAAGAGGCCAACCAAAAGAAGCATTTGGTGGTAGAGCAAATTATTCACAAACGCTTGTAGATGGTTCTTTTTTACCAACAATAATTCGTATGTCTCAACAATACGGAACACTGGCCGGTGTTGGAGGAAATACAACTATAAAAAAGGCATATATTAATGTAACGGAATCCGTACAAAGATACGATTTAATGACAAGTGCAGTTGATACGGTTACATCACAATCATTTGCAACCACATTTTCGGGAAGTTCTACAATTGATGTAGTAAAAGTTTTTTATGAAGCAGTACCGGCAATAACAAGGTTTTTTGATCCATATTCCGTAGGCGCACAGGGAACTCTTAATTTAATTGGTGAATTGGGATTTGGTAATTATTCGCCAGCAGCACAGTTTTTAATGATGCCTATTTATGAGGATTTATTAAGAATGCAGCACATCGAATTTAACGACCACATTCGCAAATCAGCATTTACGTTTAATATAGTTGATAATAAATTGGAGATATTCCCTGTACCAACTACAAGATCACCTAAAAAAATATATTTTGATTATATTAGTAGGGATGAATTTGAACATGATTCACAAACAATCCAATCCGAATCCCTATCAGATTATTCGGACATACCATATGATTTTATTCAATATAGTAAAATAAACGAAGTAGGTAAGCAGTGGATTAGAAAATACACTTTAGCATTGTGTAAAGAACTATTGGGAGCAATTAGGGAGAAGTATAATTCGGTTCCAATTCCAGATGGTGATGTGACATTGGATGGTGCAGCATTGCGATCAGAAGCACAGGTTGAAAAGGATGCACTTATTACACAATTGAGAGAAAATTTGGAGGAGATGAGCAGGATTAAAGTGATGGAAAATAAAGCACATGAAGCGGATCATCAGCAACAAATGTTACAAAAAGTACCATTAAAAATATATGTAGGATAATATGCCAAAGTTTATGTTAGATAGGGACTTGCAACTTTTTAGAAGTTTAGCAAGGGAATTAGTAGACACTGTAATAGAGAATACTTGTGTTTTATTTAAAGTAAATTTAAAAGAAACGAAAGTAAATATCTATGGTGAATCTACTAATAAAACTTGGCATCCTGGAGTGCAGTTGTATGTTCTAATTGATAAAGATCCGGAAACGGCAGTATACGAAGGATTTGGATCAGATAACCAACAAAACATAAATTTTAAATTTGATAGATTATTATGTGAAGAAAGAAACGCATATCCGGAAATTGGTGATATTATTTATTTTGATAATTCATATTATGAAATAGATAATACTAATGAAATACAATTTGTTGGTGGTTTGCCTGGAGAAAATAGTGAAAGAAATTGGAGTATAGTGTGTTCTACATTTATGGTAAGTAAAGCAACACTTAATATTGAAGAAAGAATTAACTAAAATATATGTCTACGAATCCGCTAAGAAATAATCAGAGGATAACCCAAACAAAGACCTCAAAGCAGGACTTAAAACAAAGTGTAACTCTATTTGATATAGATTACGCAATGATGACTCATTTGGAAGATACAATATTACCAATTTTGGATGAAAATGGTAAATCTTTGAAAATACCTGTAATCTATGGTAATTCAGAAAGATGGAATGGTGCAAGAAGGGAGGGTGTGTTTAGAGATAGTAAGGGAAAAATCCAACTCCCATTAATGATGATTAGAAGAACTAGTGTTGCAAAAAATGAATCTATGGCTATGTTAAATAGGCATATATCATATTCAACCATTAGAAAGTATTCAAAAGAAAACCGATATGATAAATTTAGTTTATTAGGATCTAATATTAAACCAAAATATGAATTGTTCAATGTTACAATGCCGGACTATGTTGAAATAAACTACGATTGTATGGTTTGGACAAACTACACAGAACATCTAAACACCGTTATTGAACAATTACAATTTGCTGGATCATATTGGGGAGATAAAGAAAAATTTAAATTTAACACATCGGTAGGTGATTTTAATGTTGTAAATGAGGTAGGTGAAGGAACGGAAAGAATTAATAGAGTTGAGTTTTCATTGAATGTTAAAGCATATTTACTACCGGAAAAATTTGATGGTGAAAATACTACAAAAAAATCATTTTCAACTAACAGATTTGTTGTATCAACTGAAACGGATTTGACAGCAAATGGAAGATTGGAAGGGTTTTTAACCACACCTTCACCGTATTATGATAATAAAGACCTTATAGATTTCTTATCATTAAATACTAGTAAAGTACAAAATCCTGTAGCAAATAATACAATAACATTTGCAGGAATCAAACCAATAAAAGCCCCACCACTTTTAACATCGGTAGTATCAGGCACAATAACAATAAGTGGTGAACCATATGATATAAAAGTTTATATAAATGGAGTTAGGTATTACTATACTACACATTTTACAATATCTTATGTAGTTGCAACCGGAAATTTTACTATAAACTTTTTACCACTAATTTTGGGATTTGATGTCGATACCAATGATGAAATAACTATAACAGGAAAATTCATAGAAATATAATGAAAAGAACCTTACTTGATATAACACAAAAAATATCCAGAAAAGTGGTTGGTGTTGTATTAACTCCAATGGACTTACAAGATTCAAATTACTGGATATTTGAGGCAAAAAATTATAGATTCAATGATATATTACGAGAGGTGGAGTATAGAAAAACACAAGATAGAATTTCTATTCATATAAATACACAAAACATATCTAATAGAGATTTTTTAGTTGAAGAAGGAAAAACTGGAATAATAGTAAAATTTATAAAAAGTAATTTTCAATATGAGTTGGACAATGGTGATGAAATTTATTTAAAAGGAGATATAGAAAAATATGCTTAATAAATTTAATGCAGCTGCAAAAAAGCTTAATAGAGTTTTACCAAAAATAAATCCGAATAATCTAAACGATGATTTGTATTTAACAGGCAGCCTATTGAATATAAATTTACCAAGCACATCATCATATCAATCAAATGTAAAATCAAATCCAAATCCAACAAAATTAGTAAATAATAAAAGTAAAATAGAAGAATTTCATAATGAAATTTTACAATTTAGTGGAAGAACTATGAAAAAAGGAATTGATTCATACTCCACCGAAGGATTTGGAAAATTAATTATAAATAATATTAAATTAGATTATGGAACGGAGGGAGTATCTCCGGATAATTTTGAAGTATTGGTTGCTGGATTGCATTTACCTGGAGATTATATAGTATCGGAAGTTGGTAACGATGTTGTGGTAACTTTAAATGATTCTTATATAGATTTTAGTGGTGATGTTAATATTAATAATATTTATGTTATAGGTAAGTTTATAAACATATAAAAATAGTATGGCAACATTAATACAACTAAAACAAATAGAAAGTAGTTCATTTCTTATTCAAGCCGCAGAACTGGCAGCAACATTTACACAATCTGTAAAAGATGTGATAAATATAGTTGGAACAGTTTCATCATCTGCTCAACTTACAAGTTCATTGGATTTGAGATACGCATTAAGTGGAACTGTTGGTGGTGGAGGTGGTGATTGGTCAACCATTACAGGAATACCACAAGGAATAATATCAGCATCAACACAATTGGATGGTAGTACATTAAGAAACATAACAATATCAACCACAGATGCCGATCATTACTCATTAATAGTTAGTGGTGCTATAGGTGTGGTAGATGCTACAGACTTATCGGGAAGTATAGATGGAGATTTGGATACGACAGTTCCTGCTCAAATTTATTTAACAGGTTACCCACTTCCGACGGACCCGGCAGTTAGCGGAAGTTCCGAAGCAAACATAATTGATCAAGGTGAGTGGTAATCAAAAAAAAATGATATTTATATATTGAATAACCCAAATCAACATTTTAACGGAGAATAAGCATGGCACAAATAATTAAACACAGACGTGGTAGTTTAGAATCGCTAACTAACGTAACATCATCTTTATCAAAAGGTGAATTAGTAATAGCGTCAGGATCATCCAATATATCACCTACAAACGGATCATCTATTGTGTTTGCCGCAGTAGAAAATGGACAAGTCCAGGCCGTAAATAGATTTATGAGAGGAACAACTGTTCCTAATACATTTTCAAATGCCGCATATAATGGTTTAGTAAATGGAGTTCCGTACTATGTTAGTGCATCAAACGTTACACCAACTTTATATTTGTTGGGAACAGGTGCAAACGAAGCTATAGATTTAATTGGTAACATACAACCATTTTCCACATCAGTTGATGCAAGATTGGATGCAGTAGAAGCATCAGTAGGTGGTGGTGGTAACCTTGCAAATTCTATCACATTAATAAACTCATTTACCGCATCGGCCGGAATAAGACTTACAAATTTAGAAAGTAAATCCGCATCGGTAGATATTTCTATAACTAACTTAAATGCAAGTTCGGCATCACAACAAACAAGCATCAATGCAATAAACATTGTAACGGCAAGTTTAGAATCCTTTACTGCATCGACAGTAACAAGATTAACAAATTTAGAAACTAAATCGGCATCCGTCGATATTAGTGTATCTAATCTAAACACATATACCGCATCGGTAAGTGTTAGTGTATTCAATATAAATTCGTTCACTGCATCTGCAAGTGGCAGTATCTTTCATCTCAATGCAAGTTCTGCTTCTCAACAAACAAGCATTAATGCACTAAATAATAGTAGTGCATCATTAAATACGTTTACCGCATCTGCATCTACAAGATTAACAAATCTTGAAACTAAATCGGCATCTGTTGATATTAGTATTAGTAATATAAACTCATTCACCGCCTCTACTGCGACGAGCATAACAAACTTAAACGCAAGTTCAGCATCGCAGCAGGTGAGTATAAATGCATTAAATACATATACGGGGTCAAATGATACCACAAATACGGCACAAAATAGTAGATTAACATCTTTAGAAAATAGAACAGGATCATACGCTACAACAGGATCTAATACATTCAACGGAACGCAAATTGTTAGTGGTTCACTTTATGTAACTCAAGATTTAATTGTAATTGGATCATCATCTATTTCAAACATAAGTGCAAGTGTACTTAACATTGGAGATAATCAAATTACACTAAATACATTTACACCAGCAATTAGATTTGGTGGAATAAGTGTAATAGATTCTGGATCAACCGGTGCAACTGGATCTTTGTATTGGGATTCTTTAAATAACCATTGGTTATATGAACACCCATCGGGAGCAAACGAAGGATACAATTCTGCAATTCTAATATCCGGTCCTAAAAATACAGGAACATTAGGAAACGAAGCAACATTGATAAGTGGTTCAATAATGTTGGCAAGTGGTGAAGATCACGTATCGGGTTCAATAATGAGTCAGGCGGATAATAATTCAAAAATTACTATTGCTGGTGGCTTAGATGTAACGGGTACAATTAGTGGTTCTATAAATGGAATTGGAAACGTAACAGCATTCTCACAATCGGTTGATAGTAGATTGGATTCGGTAGAAGCTTCTATAGGAGGGGGTTCGGTAGGTACATCTATTAGTGCATTGAATAATAGTACGGCATCATTAAACGCATTCACAGCATCTGCAAGTAGTAGACTTACAAATTTAGAAACCAAGTCAGCATCCGTTGATGTTAGTGTATCTAATTTAAATACTTATACTGCATCTGTGAGTACAAGTGTATTTAATATAAATGCATTTACAGCATCCGCAAGTGGTAGTATATTCCATTTAAACGCAAGTTCGGCATCACAGCAAACAAGTATTAACGCATTAAATAATAGTAGTGCTTCGTTAAATACTTTCACTGCATCTGCGAGTACAAGACTTACTAATTTAGAAACCAAGTCAGCATCGGTTGATATTAATATAACAAATATACACAGCTTCACCGCATCGGTAAGTACAAGTATATTTAATATTAACACTTATACCGCATCCGTAAGTAGTAGTATATTTAATCTCAATGCAAGTTCGGCATCGCAGCAGACTAGTATAAATGCACTAAACGTTACATCTGCATCATTAAATACTTTCACCGCATCCGCAAGTACAAGACTTACTAATTTAGAAACTAAATCGGCATCTGTCGATATTAGTATATCTAACTTAAATAGTTACAGCGCATCCGTAAGTAATAGTATATTCCATTTAAATGCAAGTTCCGCATCACAACAGACTAGCATAAATGCAATAAATACCGTAACTGCAAGTTTGCAAACATCAACTACGGCATTAAATACGTTTACGGCATCGGCAAGTACAAGACTTACTAATTTAGAAACTAAATCCGCATCCGTTGATATTAGTCTTGCATCAATAAACTCATACACATCATCTTTAAAAACGGCAATCGATGTAAATGGTGCAAATCTTATAGTGTTAGGAGATTTGACAGTTCAGGGTAGCACAGTTACGTTAAATACTACAGAACTTGTAGTGGAAGATAAATTGATAGTGTTAGCATCGGGATCAACTACAACCGCTGCAGCTAATGGTGCGGGAATATTCATTTCCGGAGCAAATGCATCGTTTACATACGCAAACACTGCAAACGCGTGGACAGCAAATATACCATTTAGTAGTTCCGCATTTACTGGTTCATTTAACCTACCAACGGGTGGTTCAAGTAAAAGAATCGCATTTAGAGAAACAAATGGTAATTTGGATTTGGTAACTGCACCGACGGTAGATGGTGATATATTACAATGGAATGGAACGGCATTTACTATGAGTAATGTGATAGATGGTGGTTCATTCTAATCATTATAAATTATAAAAATAAAAACCCTTCAACCGAAGGGTTTTTTTATTTAAATAACTAATATTTATTGAAGTAGTATATACTACATTTTTGTTGTTATATAACATTTTTTAAGTAGATACCATAGATATGGCCCAAACAATTGTATTAAGACGTTCTGCGCAAACTGGAAAAGTACCAGGAACATCATCTTTAAATTTAGGAGAAATTGCAGTAAATACCTACGATGGTAGAGTATTTTTTAAGAAATCGGGCTCAATCGAATCTATTGAACATTTAGTAACAACAAATTCAATCACAACTGGATCAATTACGTTAACAAAAACAGGATCTTTTGGTGAATTGATAGTAGTACAAGATGCAAACTTTCAAAGGGATATATTTGTTACCAGAGATATAGTTGGTAATGGTGATATTGATGTTTTGGGGTCATTGACTGCATCTTTAAGTAACGGGTATATTTGGGTTGGTAATAGTTCTAATAGAACACAGTTATTAGCAACATCATCTTTAGTACCGGGAAATATATACATAACATCTTCGGTAAATGCACCATCGACCATATATGATAATATGATATGGTATGATAGTGATACCGGAAAATCATACATACGATATAATGATGGTACTTCAACACAATGGGTACTACAATCTGATCCAACAATAAATACCGGTCCAACTTTATTAACTTTACAAGAAGTTACTGATATTGGATATACTACCGATAATCCAATAATCATAACAAATACTACAAATGCAACATCATCTGGATCGGGTGCATTAATTATGAGTGGTGGAATTGGTGTATTGGGTGATGTTTGGGCTAGGAAATTTTATGGAGATGGAAGTGGATTGACGGGTGTGGTTGCAAGTTATACCGAAACGGATACATTAGACTCTGTTTTGGGTAGAGGAAATTCATCAGCAAACTCAATAGTATTAACTGGTACTACAAATGCAACATCTAAAGTTACGGGAGTAATCAGAGTGGCGGGCGGTATCGGTATATCAAAAGATATCTATGCAGATAATTTGGTTTTGAGTGGTACATTAACGGCATCACTACAAACAGGATACGCAATAGTAGGAAATTCCAATGGAACTGCAAGTGCAGTTGCAACATCATCATTTTCTACATTATTACCTTCAGGTCTATTATCATCATTGAAT